AGATTCTACTAAGTGTGTAATACCTTCAAAATCACCAGCTTTAAGTAAATCAACACTATTAAGTAGTGCTTTTTTTAATTGTTAATTTTTACAAAATGTTGAAAATTCTTCTTGTACATATTCTAAATCTTCTTCAGAAGCTTGGTATGCTTCTCTTAATTGTTCTTTAACTGACAGTTGTAGTACTTCATTATCAATTTTTTTAACTTCAACCTTAAGAATATCCATTGAAGGAGTTGTATGGTATTTATCATAATACCTTAATATTTCTTTGATAATCCATTTATGAGCTTGGTTATCAAAATATTCATCACTTAAAACATCATGTATACTAATTAAAAATTCTTTATGTGTTAGTAATGAAGAAATGGCCTTAATTTGAAAATGAGAACCATATTGATTTAAATTTAACAATGTCATATAACTTATTTTTTTATAACTAATTTTTCAAAAATATCTTTTACCCAAAAATCTACATTTCGTATCATACCACCAAGCTTATCTTGGTTATAAAATGCTACAAACTGCTCTGGAATATAAGGAGGTACTTCTGAGTTTACAACCTCATCTAGATATTTTTTATCATTTTCATCAATCATTGGATTATCTAAATCCATTATTTTATAATTTTTTTCTAAATCATTAAAGTTTTGAATTACTCTAGCATATACTACATGCTCCTTAAACTTTGATTCACATATATTATATATGTCGCCAAGTGTAAGATCACGTTCCATTAATTCCGGAAATTTTTTATATAGACCTTTAGCACCTAATCCTTTAACACCTTTAATTTTATCAGAATTGTCCCCTAGTAAAGTTTTATGTAGAATAAAGTTTTTAGGAGACATTTGATATTTTTCTCTAATAGTATCTTCAGTGTAAAACTCTTTTTCCATAGGGCGATACACAATAACATTTTTATTTACTAATTGGAGAAAATCTTTATCAGATGATACTATAAATACTTTATCTTCTGGTTTTTGTGGAATGATTTTACTAAAATATGCAATAATATCGTCAGCTTCTACTTTATCTATACTACAAGTTTTAACAGGTAATGTTTTTAGATATTGTATAATTCTAACCATCTGGTCTACTTTAGCATCATGTTCATCTTCTAAATCATCAAAAGCATCCCAATTTGTAATTCGTTGAAGATCTCTACCTGATTTATATTCTGGGATAATATTTTTTCTATTATTTGCTGATCCAGCTCCATCGAACACTACATAAACTTGTGTTGGGTCAATTCTACGAATTTCAGCTCCTAATGAACGGAAAAAACCACCTAATCCCCCTATATGGACTCCATCAGGATTAACCATATTCATCATAGCGAAATTTCTAAAAAATAAATTTAAACCATCTATCAATAGAATTCTTTCGTTTTTTACAGTCTCTTCTCCTTGCTCTTGGATGCTATCCAAAAGATTAAATAATTCTTTCTGTTTCATAAGTTATTTTTTATGCCCGGAATATACGAAAGATATTCCGGGTTACAAAATTTATTGTGGTTCTTCTCCAAAGGAAGTAATATCAGTATAAGATTGATCTTCTTCTACTACTCTAAAATCTCCACCACCTAAGATTTTTTTCCAATCTTCTTTTCTAGCTTCTTTATATGCTTTTAACTCTCTATCATTATCATTAATAAATCCATGGGGAGTCATTACAATTTTACCTCTGGTAGTAACACCATTAATATGATTTTTATCAATTTGAATATTTACTCTTTTAGCAAATTCAACTTGTTTACCATCTTTAATAGCTTTAATTTTAGAAGTACCAGCTGACATTACATTACCAAATGTAACTACAAATGTAGAATCAAACCACATAGCATATCCTCCTTTATTCATTAACTTAGGTTGACCCATTGGAGATTCTGCTTTTAAAGTCCAAACCTTATTAATGCAAGCTAAAGTATTAGTATATGCTGATGATTCCTTTCTTGATAAAGTAATTTTTTGATTTACAGAATTACCAAATTGAGTTGACATAGCTCCTGCATTCCATTCATTATTGTTTTTATTGGATTTAATAGACATTTCACAAGGTACTGATCCAATTGAATCCCATAGGAACAATAAATCATAAGGTAAATTACCTTTCTTTTGTTCATCCATTAAATCAAGAATAAAACCAGCTACATCTTCAATTGAATTAATAGTTTCTCTATCAACATAGAGAAAATTACCTTCATAATTTTCAACTTCACCAGTTTCTTCATTAACAATTTCATTAACTTCTAACCCCATCATTTTAGCATGATCCCAAGACCATTTCATCTCAGTAATAATAAAAACAGGTAAAATGTTTCTTTTTTGTGCTGAGACAGCTGCTTCTAAAAGTGCTGTTGTCTTTCCAGTATCAGAATGACCCCTAAGGAGCACAATGTGCCCCATAGGAATACCTGGAATAGACGTTACATCCTGAAAAGCTTGGGATAATGGAATCCACTCTTGATCCTTAAACTTAATATTAGACTTTAGTCCTTTTTTAGTTTTAAAGGCATCTAAGTTAAAATTTGACTGTATTTCCTTGGAGACTGCTTCTCCTAGTGTTTTTTTCTTTCTAGCCATATATTTTATTTATTAAAATGGCATGTCATCATCACTATTTTCGCTAAATAAATCATCAAATTTGTCTACTTTTGATTTTGATTTATTAGTATCTAGTGAATAATTATTTGATGGGGCTGCTGCTGGTGCAGCTGCTGCTGGTGCTGCTGCTACCACTTCCGTCTCACCATCTGAAAGATAGTCTTGCAATGCTGCTTTAACTTCATCAAATGAAAATCTTTTAAATACCTCAAGTGGATTTGGTTGATTTTCTAATAGGTTTTTAGCAGTAACATCATCACCTGTTAATGCAGATGTTTTTAGAGAAGGTCCTACTGATGTTTTATTATAAGGAGTTCCTGTTACTTCAGGTCCTACTGTAGTAAGTTTAATATCTCTACCTCCTACAATATCAGTATAATCACCAATTTCTTCATCAGCTGCCATGTTTAGGAAATCTTGATAAACTTCTTTACCAAATTGCCATAATTTAACACCTTCATCTTCTTGTCCTCTTACAACAATAGGAGCAAAAATACGTGTTTTAGCATCTAACTTTTTAGCAAGTCTCCAATTTTCTTTATCTCCACTATTACGTAATTGTTTAGTGAATTCTTGAATTGGATCCTTTTCTTGCCAATTTTGAGGTGATGCCATTACTCTCTGACCAATACCATAATAAAATAGCATTTCTGTAAAAGGGAATTGTTTATTATACTTATTGGGTACTACTCTAACTACTTCTTTACCAACTGATGGCTTCCAAAATAGTGATTTTCCACCTCCAGAGTTATTGGAGGATTGCTTGTTCATTTGTTCCAAGCGGTTTTTAATTGCATTTAAATCCATAATAGATAACTTTTAATTGTTTATAACGTTTATTATTGTAGTAAATATACGAACGAATGTTCGGTTTGCCTAACTATACTTCAAGAATTTTATAAATTTTTGTCTTTAATTCTTTTAACTCATCTCTCTGAGTGAGTAGTATAGTATTTCTGTAATGCTCCCAAGTAATAGGAAATTTAGTATCAACTACACCACCATTTAATCTTTTAATTAATTCATTTAAAGCATTTATAGTATATAATGTATTTGATTCTTTTTTTCTGTGTACTAAAATAGTATTATTTGGTAATGTGCTTAAATTTGCTTGATCAATATTATAAGTACAAACATACTCGTCGTTACTCTTAACATGTAAAACAAATATTTTGTTATACATAATAGAATATGTAGATGTTAACCTATTAATAAGTGGATCTAACTCCTCTAAGGTTGTGAATGTACAAAATAGTTTATTATTCAAATCTTTTATATTTAATGTAGCGAATTCAGAGAAATCGTCTACGGTATACATATTGACTGAATTATTTAAAATTGTAGGTGTTTCCATAACTTTCTTTTGTTTGTAACTTATTATTATTAATCATATTTTTAATTTCAACCATTAAATCTTCTTCACCCTCTTTAAAATCGAATAAAAATGAATCATAAGTATATAATACTAATTTAGTTTTACGTCCTTTTAATGATTTAAATATTTTCCACAATATACAGATATTCATTGATGTCTCCAAGTTTTGTAGTACGTAATTCAAAAGCTTTTGGGGTTTCATTTCATTACCTTTTTCTAAAAGCTCTTCTTTTTTATAAGCATGCCCCGAAATTGGACATTTAATTTCTCCCTTATTGTTAAAGGTTTCCCACAAATCATCCGTATATGCTTGTACTTTTTTAAAAAACTCCAGATCTTTAAACTGTTCGAAAACTCCTCCGTATAGTTGTTTAAATGTTAATTCTTTAGCTTTTTTATAATCCACACCATACATTTTTGCAAATTCTTTGTGGATATCACTATCGTTAAATGTATAACCCACCAACAAACCCAAAAGAGTAGGATGATAAGCGCTAATATCCAACTCAATAAACCTATCATTCCGTGGGATAAAAGCTTCTCTACATCCATTTTCTTTATTAAGCGCAGCATAATTTACTCCTCCGAATTTATTTGAGGGTCTTGTTGTTGTTGTTTTAAAGTTGTATTGCGTGTAGGTGAATTCTCCATCGATAGGGTGAAAGTGCGATTCGAATTTTTCTCTGTCAATTCGTAAACCACTTCTTTCCATGGCGTTGAAAACCACTGTGGCTTTGTTGTTGTAAAAGTCGTTGATTGGCTCATTTATTCTTTTTTTTAATTCATTAAATGTGTTTTCACAATACTCATAATGTTTGACTATAGGTATTATTCTATTTACGTCTTTTTTATTAGGGTATTTGTTGTAAAAATAATTATGGGTTTTAGTTAGTTCTTGTATATACGTAGGGCCATTTAATGTTATGTCAAAAAGGTTTTTAAGGACCAAATAATGAAGAAATTCCTTTTTATCACGAACATATATGTTATCTATATTAGATATAACGTATTTTAATGCGTTTAAATCAATTAAAGATGTTTCACTATGGGATATGGGCATCATATACCCTTTCGTTGAATTTAACGGTCTAATATAAATAGCACAAATTTCATTTTGTGTAGGATGTTCTTCATTACTATAAGGAATTATCTCAATAAAAGCATCTCCCCTACAATATTTTTCAAACGTCTCTAATTGTTTATTACTTTCAACTAACCAAAACATAACTATTATTTTGGTATAATATAATAAAAAATTTTAGTATCCCCCACCTGAACTACCTCCTCCTGCTGGGGGTAAGGTATATCCTGTAGTTGACGGGGTAGATGTTGGCATGCTGCTTGTTACTTCTACAGACATAGTTGTTCTATT